GTCCTAAAAGCATATTAATCTGACCCATAGCAGGACCTGGAATTCCTGTCGCCTTCTGAAAGGCTTCCCCCAGATCAAAGTACTTTTGTTCTTTGTACCTATCACTAGAGGAAAACTTCTTTCTTATTGACGAAAAATCAGATGCTTTTTTCTTTAGTGGTTTCTTCGCCATAGTCTAATTAAAATGGTAGTTCGTCACTATCGTCTAAATTAGAAACTTCAACGTCATTGTTAGAACTATAATCATCTTCAAAAGATGTAGTAGTTTCAGTTCTCATCATATTGATTTCTTCAGTTAATGACGCAGTTTCTTTCTCTTCTTTATCCTCTTCGGCAACATATTTCTTTTGTTCAGAGTCCCAAACAGGTGTTTTGTTTGTTGCCACAATTTCTAAATATTCTTTAGATTTTTTAGCGTAAACATCTCTGTGCGTTTCTTCATTACCTACCCACTCATTAGCATAATCTTTGTCGGTTGTAAGTATGGAAACATCATCAGCCATAATAGAATTAACCACACTATGGTTTTTATCGTTTCTTCCAGACGAAATAATAATATCTCTACCTTCTCTAGGGTCAGTAATATCACCTTTAAGTTTAAAGACGGGAATTAATTTATCCATAACCCCATCCCCTGTTTTTTTGTGTTTAAATCTCCAAAATTTAACACCATGATCTTCATTATCTCTGTCAATTCCTTTTACCACATAAAACTTTCTAGGGATAAATTCTTTTGCCAAAGCTTTCGCCTTTTCAGAACCATCTTCATATAAGGCGTCTTTTGCTTCACATAATGGACAATGTTCTCCATCATTTAAGTGGTTACAATAGATTTTTTCCCATTTTCCATTTACATTTTTTTCGTGATAATAAACTTCGGTAAACGGAGATTCGCCAGTTTTAGTCGGTAAAAGTCGAAAAGTTTTAGTTTGTGTCTTCACTCCTTTTGGTAACTTTTCAGTAAAGTACTTTTTTAGTCTGTCTTCATTGGACATCCTATTTCCTGTTTTTGTTGGTTCAGTGTTTTTTTCATACTGAGCCAAAATTGCATCTAAACTACTCATTGTTTTGTTTTTTAAATTATTAATATACAATGATAACGATACTTTATCAAAAAGTCAATAGGTGATAAAAGAAAAATCCCACTTTTGTGAGGTTTTTATTAAATATTTTAGTCGACTAGTATATCAAACATCTCTTGAATAAATTCGTGATCTTCGGATAAATATACATCTATCCACATCGCCCAATCTTCTTCTAGCTTAGATACACCCGGTAGATTCACAATTGCATTTATTATATCTATTAAAACATTGTGAACGATCGGATCGATTTTCTCCCAAGAAAGCGCTTCCCAGGCAACCCATAATTTCCATTTATCACCCTTACTTATATAAGGTGCTATATCGGTTATGGTTTTACGAATCCAATTCTTAGTAGCAGATATCAATTGATTTTGTTGTTGTGATGTAGGATAATCGTCATTCGGGGAAGCGGTTTTTGGTATTTTGTTTTTCCATTCGGAAACGTAGTGTTTTTCCAATATTGGTTCTGCCTTGTCTATTAACGATAATACTTTATCGATCTGTTTCTGGGGTCTCTCATTTTCTTTCATCAGATCGATCAAATCTGATTTTAATAAATTAAATGTACCAGAGAAATCAGGTACGGTCGATTCTATTAAGATTCTTTTTACAATTCTTGTTAAATCAGATTCAGTTAGTCTAATTACTTTCTTTTTCATTATCACCTTCAAATGATGCCCTTATCTCTTTGGGGTCGAAGTTATCTACTTCATCTTGTGTTAATGTAAACTCTTCTTCTTCATCAGTAGCATCATACCCTTCTTTATCTTTCCAAAAATCAGTTAATTTCACACTGTAAGGGAAAGAATCCATAGATCTCATTTCTAATCTTTCTACTGGTGTAGGATTTCTTCTTTCAATTTCTTTTTCTAAGTTATCTATTTTATTAATAACTCCATCCATATCTGTAACTTGTGATTCTAAGTCAGATAATTTAGATAATAAATCATCCATTTTTTGTCCCATATCGTCTACAGACGCTTTGGTTTCTTCTGTTTTATTAACAATATCAGTAACATCTACCTCAACAGTTTCTTCGTCTCCCATTGGTTCTTCGGTTGCGAATTCATCTTCAACTTCAGTTTCTGACCCAAAAGGATCTGTTTCACCACCTTCTTCAGTTTCTCCCATTTCCGCCGCTAATGGATCTTCAGTTTCTCCTTCAGGTGTTTCTCCTGTGTCCGCCACAGGTTCTTCACCAGTCGCATCTGCGAATGGGTCTTCACCAGCTTCGGGTGGATCTTGTTCTGTCAACATATCGTCTAAAAGTAAATCGTCTACTTCTTTCTCTTCTTTTTCGGGAACATAGAACGTATACTCCAATAGTTGTCTATATCTTTTTAAATCTTCAGAAAGTAATTTTTTCTTATTCATCTTACATTAATAATTGTCTACCATCATTAGTCTTATATACTTTGTTAACTCTCTCAACAATTTCTTTCCCATCATTAATCAAACATTCTTCACCAACACACTCTTCTTTTTCTGTATTGGAAAGAAAGTTATCTAACTTCTTTTCTAAAGTTTCTTTTTTCTTATTGTCTTTACTCGTTTCCATAGTACTTTTATTTATAAATATTAAGAAATTAAGAAAAATCTCTATTTATTGTGAATATTTTCAATTCATCATTTTTAATTATCATCATTTTATTTTGGTGTGTGTCCCAATCTATTTTAACATCATGATAATTTAAATTACCTTTTTCTCCATCACTCATACTTTCAATTAATTTGTTAAGTGCGTTTATAGTATAAAAACACTCTCCTTTTTTGTGTACTATAATAGTGGGTGGATAAAATGATCTAGTGTCTACTCTATCACCTTGTTTTAATCTAACCATAAAGGTTAAGATTTTTTTGTCCTCTTCATTAAATGTATATTGGAAAATATTGTTTTCTTTTATTTTAAATCTTTTACCTAAATAGGTTTTAAAACTTTCTATTTTATCCAAATATACAAAAGACGCTAACGTAATAATTTTGTCATCTGTATTCATATTCATAAATGTAGGGAATATATTTATTCTTATTTTTTAATTTTAAAATAATATCCTTACATTTATTAAATATCTCCAAATCTACCAAAGTATTGTTTTGTAAATTCTTAACTTTGTTTAATATTTTTTCGTATTTTTCCTCAAATAATAAAACAACATTTAAATCAATACCAAAAATGATGTTTTCTCCATAAATATACACCATATTAGTATCTGATATATAAGTTATTGGTTCTTTTAAACTTAATATTTTTCTGATGATTCTAAAATTTATACTCTTTTTCCCCAATAACAAGTCTAAATAAATATATGGTATATTTTCACCAAACGAATTATAACAATTACTAATGAAAGAATCTAAATCTATCTCATATTCTGATTTTCTTTCTTTACTACCAAAAGTCCAATAAGTAAAAGTGTCTATTTGTTTATGTAATATAGAAAGTGTGTTACCATATATTTCATTTACATGTTTCCATCCTATTATTAGTGTGGGTAAATTGGTATCAATACTATCTATGGTACCACAAATTTTAAAATTTTCGATATCTAATTTAGACTTAGTTACTATATTTCCAACATACATTTTACAAATATAATAAAAATTTTCTAAAAATACAATTATGGGTTAAAAAAGTCTATTAAAGGCGTACCAGATGAATCCACAAAAGTCTCTAATATTTTTTTAAATGTTTCTAATGTTTTATCATTACTAGCTGGTTTATATTTTTGAGATATTTCCTTTGTTTTTAAAAATATGGCGTTACTACCTAAATTACCGGTTTTATTTTTTTCAGAAGAATAATCAAACGCAGTCTTTTCTGTACCGTCTTCTATCGCATTTTTCCAAACTTTTACCGACACATCCAAAGATTTAGAATTGTCTTGGTAATATGTTTCTGGTTTTAGTAAACCATCTTTACCATAATAATCATAATATTGTTTTCTACCTACCATATACAAATATCCTGTAGGTCTATATCTATATTCATCACCTTCATATATATTGTAATAAGTTAATTCTGTTAAAGGGGTTTTTAATTCATCACCATCAAAAGTAACATTTTTCCATTCACTCAACCTACTGTCAGTAGCAGATTTAAAGTAATACGCATAATCAACATTATAAGTTGATTGTGTTTCTGCAGAAGTTGTTGGTGTTACTGTAAAATATTCATTATCATCCCCCGAAACCACTTCTGTAGTTGTAGTAATATATCTTTTGGTTTTACCTGAAAATGGAGAGGTTGATGGGAATTTTACTTCGTTTTCTTGATACTTACCATCTGAAAAATTATTTTGGTTTCTTTTTAAGTTATTGGATTGTGACAAAACATTTGCAAAAAACATTGTAACTTGAGCATTACTAACAATATCATTACCTGTTAGTGTGGACTCAAAAGTATCTAATATATTTTGTGTTGCGGTACTAGGTATACCTAATAACTCTAAATTAGTTTGTGTAATATTACTATCAAAATTGAATGCGTCACCTGCAACCTCATCTCTAACACCAACTCTATATAAATCATTAGTATTATTCAAATTACTAAACTGTATTTTTGGTGTTGAATCGGTAGCATTTAAATCCAAATCTTGTGTTGTAAGTATTTCTGTTGATGGTTTAGTTTGGTATTTGGATTGTCTTAGTCCTTTAAACCTAGTTGTCATGTGGTTGGGGGTTATACTATGATCTACGCTAGTTATTAAATAAGCACCGTTAAAAAATGGAACATTTTGTAAATCAAAATACATTAATGGTTGTATATTCATACACCCTAACGCCTCAATATCACAAGTATATGACCTAGTTTTAAACAACCTTATTAGGTTAGTACCTACATTTGATGGTTGTGTAGAACCTCTTTTGTCTATGGTATCACTAAGTACAGAAAAATATTCTGCAGTTTCTTTATGTTCTTGTTGACTTAAAGAAAGATTAGTAAATACGTTTTGGTTTTGTGCGCCAAAAGCTACTCTAAATGCAACTAAAGAATATTTTTCATCTGATAAATCTTTTGCTCTATCAGATTCATCTGTTATATCTTTTGGTACTTCCCCGTTTTTAATTGCGAAACCATCATCTTTAAAATAATAATTATTTCTTTCTTTTATATCTAGATATTCTGAAACTCCACCAATGTAAATACCACAAAATATTGGACCTGTTGCGTTGTTGTTTGTAATATTTACTTGTGGTGTAAATATTTTACTTATTTCATTTGCATCCCTATAGTTTATGTATGTTGGTAATATTTGAAATAAAAAATTGTTATCCCTTAGTATTTGAGACATCATTAGATAAACACTATTATTTAAATCTTTAGAGGTATTTAATAAACTTTTTAAGTTTATAGTAACTTTATCTCCAATATCTTTCCATCCCCTATCAATAAATTTAAAATATTCTATTAAATCTCTATCACTACCATAATCACCACATAGAGAAAAAGACCTATCGTTGGAGGATACCCATTTATTATTAATATTTTTAAAGTAATTGTATATTTCTAACTTTATTATATTGTTTTCGTTTTTCTTTTTTTCTTCTTCAGTATTTTTTTCACCTGTATTACTATTATTTTTAGTTAATGAATCAAACTTACTTTTAAATTCTTCTATATAGTTTTTATAATTTCCTTTACTAACTGATAAAGGGTCATCTTTTTGTGGTTTAGGTTCAAATATGTCAGGCTTTAATATTATTAGGTTTTTTATTTTTTTTATTTCAGTCAATATAAAATTACCACTTTTTTTATTTTCATCTTCACCATAGGATTCATCAGTATATTTAACCATAGACGCCTCAAACAGTTTAGCGTCAGTATTAACTCCTATGTTTTTGGAAACCCAAGTTTTAAATTCTCCTACGAATAAATTTTTAACACTTTTAGGTAAATTTAAAATCTCGTCTTCTATTTTTTTATTTTTTATTTTAGATTTGTCTTCACCACTACCATAACCAAAATAAGACATCTTTGTTAAATATTCGTCTTTTGGTGTATTAAAAATATCATACTTACCATTAAATTTTATAGGATCGGTTGATTGTTCATACCTCCATAATAAACCACCTATAAAATATACATATAATGCTGGTAATTGTACCACTCTAGCACCATTATATTTACCCCTAAAGAATACAGATTCTAAAAAACCTTCTTTAAATTTTCTAAAAGGAAAGGTACTTAACAATAAATAACCTTTAGATTCTTTTGTTTGTTGGTTATAAAATTCACCACCAACTAATTGGTTTTCATAACTTTCTGCTTTATTATTGGGGTTAAATTGTGTTATATTTAAATATCTACCAACATTACTAGTATCTGCACTTATATTTACATCAGATATTTTTGTTTTGGATAAACTTTTAAAATTACTGTCGTTTGATTTATAAATATTTTTACCGACATCAACATCCCATACGTTTATAGTATTATTTGTAGTTAAATTATTAAAGTTATAATAGGTTTTGAATTTTAAATTACCTTTATTTTGTTCATCACTTGCTCTACCACTAGGGTCTTCTGTTATATCATTATATTCATCAGTTTCCTTTATTTGTGATAATAATTTTTTAGAATTAACTATTATATCATTTTCATCAAATAATATAAAGTTTATTTCACCATCATCTCTATTTTCACCCAATAAATAACTTCCGAATTTTATTGGTTTTTTGAATGATGGTTTTTTTACAACACCACCTTTTATTTCTATATTATCGTTATAAAATTTACTTTTAGTGATATAATCGTTGTTAGTAAAATCACCTGTTCCCATTTGGTTAAGGATATTTTTTAATAATAATAATTTTTTATTATCTATTTTTAATGTTTCGTAAGCATTTAATGCGTCAAATTTCCCATATTCCTCGTAAGAACCACCAGTTTTCCTATTAAATAATGAATAATTTTCTAATATAGCCAATCTTTCGAAGGTGGTTGAAATAAAATTTTCTTTTACTGTGGGTTCATCATTAAAACCTCTAAATGATAGATAAGGGTTTTTTTGATAGTCTATTGGGTTAATAGGAAACCAATTGTCTGTATCTAAAGCACCTTTATTGTTTATAGTAATTTGTTGTAAATCACTTTTTCTTTTTAAAAAATTTTCATAAACCCTCTCAACGAAATCATATTCAGGAAAATTTTGTTTTTTAACACCTTTTATTTCGCCAATATAAACTTCTTCAATAGAATTATCTCCATTATCTCTATATATTGTCGGCCAAGCAACACTTTTACCACTTTCTTTTAATAAACTTTCGGGTATATCTGTTTTATTTTTATTAAATATTTTATTTCTCTGATTTACGTTGTCTACGTTTTCAGATTTTTTTGTAATTTCTGAAATAGTTAACACCATTGCTTGTGTGTTATTAGCAATAATCTCAAAACAATTTTTTATGTTAGGTAAAAACCCATTATTATTTTTAAAATTTTCGAATAATAAATCATTAGTTTCTACTTGTACAATTTCTTTCTGTTTTTCTATAACACTCTCTAAGTCATTTATCTGATCCTGAAGAGTTGCTCTAATTTCTCTAAAATCTACTAATAAAACTTTAGTTTCTTTTAACATAGTACCGTTAAAAAAACTTCCATTTTCTACATCTTCTTTAAATGAATCGATATCAAAATCACTATTTACTCCTGATTTATCTGATTCATAATTAGTTTTTAAATATATGTTAAGAGAACTATCTTCATTATACATTTCTTTTAATACGTTACTCAACGTAAAATTATCACCCTTTGTTATATCATCTTGTTGTTCGGTAGGTAGATAATTTTTCCAACTGTCTGTTTGATTATTTAGATTAAATAAACTAAAAAAGTTTTCCTCTTTAGTATCCTTTTTTAAGTAGTCAATCACTTTTTTTATACCATCACCTATGTTTTTGATTTTATTACTATTTTTATTCTTTAATTTTTTCAAACTATCGTTTGAGGTGTTTTTAAGATTTTCATTAGATATAACATATTCTTGATATGTTTTTATTGCATCGTCTAATGCGATAATATAACTTTTATAATCTGTTAAATTAACTACATTAATCAAAAGATAATCTCTAATTGACCAATAGTTTTTACTAACATTTAATGTACTATCTTGTATTGTAGATGTCTCTACTTGTAATTCATCATTTTTTATTTTTAAATATTCTTTTAAAGTATCATCTTCATTACTTTGATTGTTACTTCCTTTTTCTATCGGTGCTCCGACAAAAGATTGTATATTTTTTAATAAATTTAATTTAGTGTTTAAAAATTTTAATAAAGAAAAATTACCGCTATCTAATTTAATATTTTCTGTTTCTACATTTAAATTAGCCATTTTCACAAAAAAATCATCTATTTTTCTAATACCTTCAGTTTTTTCATTACTTAGTTCTTCATTTTTAGAATTATTAAAAATATTATTTAACTGATTAATCCCTTCTTCGGTGTTTACCGTACCTATGATATTACCTAAAACCATATCATTTAGAAAAGCTTGTTGGTAACCCACAAAATTGGCAGTAATATCAAAATTACCCGTACTACCGTCAAAATTAGATGTCCAATTTAACATATGTAAACAAAAATCAACTTTTTGTCCAAAATATCCTTTAACCGAAAGTCTGAATAGTGGGTAAGGCATTTTAAAAAATACTGCGTAAGGAGATAATATATCATTATTAGTAATTGTATCAAATAACGCACTACCCCTAACATCTGTAAATGTTATATCTACTCTAGGTACTAAACTGGCATCGTATTTAATACTTATAGATTTTATACCAAAACCTTCTAAAATCCCCCCACTAGTTGTGTCACTATCACTAAATCCTCCTATTTGTGTCCAATCGGTTGTTGCGTATGTATCTTGTTTTTCAGGATCTAATTTACCGTTATTGTCGTATCTTATTTTTGTAGAAATGAAATTAACTTCGTCTTCTACACCAAAATTAACAAAACTATCACCGTCATATGTAACTCTACTCTTTGGGGACGCAGAAAATTTAACATATATAAACATATCTTCCGCAGGATGTGTTCCATTGTTAGGTAATACAGTATCTACTACAAATACAGATCCCCCTATTTCTTCTACATTAGTTCCCATAAAACTATAATTTAAATACCATATAGAGTTATATACTCTTCTACTTTATCAATATATTGTTGTAAACTATCTCTAAAAGGGAAAGGAATTACTATAATCTCATTATTTGGGATGTTTTCTTCGACACCACCATATTGTGGATTTGCTAACAAAATTAACCAACCATGATATGGGTTATTATAGTATTTTTGACTTAATCTATCTAATCTACTAAATTCTGACCTATAAAGTACACTTTTATCAGTTGGTTTTGGGTCCAACTTTATAAAAGGTAATGGTTTGTAAGTTCCATCTACTTTGAATTTTTGATATCTATCGTAATATTCTTTTCCCATATTATTTTAAGTTAAACCATCTTTTGTTATTGTAAATGTTTTAGTAACTTTAGTTTTACTTTTGTTTTCACTTAAAAAAGCTACAACTTTAACTTTATCAACCCTGACTTTAAGGTATTTTTCGTTTTCTTCTTTTTGGAGTTTAAATTCTTTTTGTGCTTCCTCATATGCCGTCTTATTAGAGGCAGTTTTAAATGCTTTAAAGTTATTTTTTGCGGTTGTTAATTCATCTTGTCTCTCTTTAAGTTTTTTATCGTTTTCTTCTAATGTTTCTACATCTACCACATCATCAGTACTATTCACTTTTTTAATGTTAGTTTTGTAAAATTTTTCTTCAGTAGTACCTTCATCAGATTCAGAACCTATTTTTACTTTATAATCTATTTTATTAGAAGGATTAGGTTCTTTTCCAATAACTTGTTCTGCGGGAGGGTTTCCATCTCTTGTTTTTATTATAATTTCCTCTTTATTATTTTTTTCAATAAGTAACACATTATCGCCATTTCCATCTGCATCATTTCCAGTTTCTGAATCTTCTAATTGATCAGTTACTGCTTCTTCCTTCAAACCATCAAGAAATGTTTTTACATCTCTTTGTCCATTTTCCCCAGCCCTTATTTCACCTAATTTTAAACCATCTTCTATTTGCCCATTTTTAATAGTATCCGATCTAGGATCATATATTTCAGTATTTGCATAATAATTAAACGACACTGCATTTTGTAATCTATTAATAGGTCCTTTTAATGATTGACCACCTATTAAATCTACACTCATTTGTACTGAAGCAATCATAGGTTGTACACCAATACCTTCAGGGTTTAAATCATACTGAATCCCACCGCCACCATCATAATTTATTGATAAACTTTGTATTGCAATTTTAGTATAAAAGAAATCACCGATTCTTAATATACATATTGGTGGTCTACCAAATGATAAGTTTTGTGGTTTTATATTACCTTTATCATTAACACTAGGACCTTGTCTTAAACACTGATTTAAAAAAGTTAATCTACTATTTAAACCTTCGGGTGTAATACTATGGAAAGTTGGGTTAAAATATTTTATTTTTTCAGATACAGTTTTAAAATAATTTGGGTAATTTTCGTCTATAAAATCAAAATACGCACTTTCGTCTATTAAAATACTATCAATTAACTTAATATCTTCTGGGTCCAATGGTAATGGTACGGTTTTTTCCTCATTGGGTCCTTTCGCACTTTCAGAATCTTCTACACTCGATGAATATTTTACTTCTACATAGGCTACTTCACTATCTCTAACTACCCCATTTGTTATATATTTTATATTTTTAGTACCCAATGCATTTTTTAGTTTTTTCTTTACTTCATCTGCCCTATCATTGGCATCTTTTTTTGCTTCTTTCTTTTTTTGATTTAGATTTAAACCTTCTTCTCTTTTTTCTTTTGTACCAGAATAACCATTAATTGTTATTTTAATATTAGGGTTATCAGTACCTACTAAAGTAGTTAACTGGTTTTCTATTTTACTAATAGTATTGTCTATTTGATTAGTATCAGGTTCTTTATCTTGTGCAAAACAATTTGAGTTGTCTGATGGACAAATAAACTTTACTTCTTCGTTACCAGGTGTAAATTGTGATGAAGAGAGGTTAGCTTTTGGTGGTTTTTTTTCATTAAGTTTTTTTAATATCTCATCTTTATCACTTTGTGAAACAGTATCGTCTAAAGAATTTAAAAAATCTTCAGGTGTAACACAACCCGCAAAAAATCTTTCTATAAGATTATTACTTTTTCCTCTATAACCATTAATAACTCTAGGGTGGTCGACAAGTATTTTAAAATTTAATGTACCTGTTCTTGTGACATTATTGTAAGTATATACTGGTTCATTTCTACCAATAAATTCTGTTTTATTCCAACTTGCAGAAGTATTTTCATCAAAAGATAAATCGTATGGTGGAAACCACATTATCCTACCTAGATTTCCAGATAATTTATCACCAGGACCAATCTCACTTACAGGTAAATCTGCTAAATTATCTGCCCAAGCTAAATTTTCTATAGATAACATAAATTTCTTTTTAACTGAAGTTGAGTCTTCTAGTGTTGGGTAATATTTAGGTTGTCCCGCATCTGTCAATACACTTAAAGATTTATTAATACTTGTAGTAGAAAAACCTTTGTTACCTTTTGGTGATGTGAATAATCCTGTATTTCTTATTGCGTTTCTGTAATTATACCTATCATTAACAGTCCACACCCTACAATAATTACCATTTGCTTCCGCATCTATTAATAATGATTCACTAATAGCATTACCCCTACTAATCAACCTATTTTGTTTTTTATCTTTAAAGAATTTTTTAGTTTGGTTAATATAAACAGAATCTTGATTATTATCTACTAGTTGTTGTGTTTTATATAATAATGTTTTTTCATTAAAACTTTGTTCACCACCAGTACTCCAAAAGAACTTGTTTTGTTCACCAAAAGGTTCACCTATTCCTTCTATATCTGTTCTTTGTCCATTACCTGTAGTGTCTACATCACCATTAAAATCTGAACTATCAAAAGTTCTCGTAATTAATGCACCTCTGTTAGTACTTTTTTCAGTACCAATATAATACCTACCATTTAATCCTTCATCAGATGTACCTTGTAATCTTCTATCATTATATAAAGGACGATATGAATTTCTGTTTAATAAATCAAATGTAAATTGTACTTGAGAAACACTAGTCCTTTCCAATAGACTATTCATTCTAATTTCTACCCCCATTGTAGGTTCAACACCTTCTTGTACGTCAGGATCACCACCTGGTATTTTATTACCACTATTATATTCATTCCATCCTATCGCATCGTTTGGTAATGAATCGGAAATAACAGGATTACCCCTTAATTTATTTACATAATTGTCAACTATATTACCCAAAGGTTCTGTTATATATCCTGTACTATCAGTATTTGGGTTCGCCTCATCCTCAACTTGTGCGATTTTATTTATAATACTATTCTCTAACTCAACACCACCAACAAGTCCCAAAGATGTTTCACTTTGGAAATTCAATCCTTTATAATTATCAATAACATTAAATGGAAATTCAACACCAACACTATCACCATTAGGTATCAATCCAAATCTATCAGAAGAATAGGATGTTGGATACGGTTTTCTTTCTCTTTCCCCAAATTCTTCGGGAATAGGTTTTGGTAAGGTTGGTGGAATTGTTAAATTATATGTAACATA